CTCTTTATTAATTCTACTCAATATGGCAGTGTTCTGAGGAATTGAAAAACCTGGTGACGAATCACCATGTTTAATAAAACAACATCCAGTGCCGTTGATTCTACCGAGAAAATCATCTTCTGTCTCTGTCGATGTAGTGAAATAGTTTCCTACGCTACCAGAAGCAGAAGATCTATGACTGTAAGATACCATAGTTGAGATAGAAGTAGTTGTAGATTTGGGGTAAATATTAAACCTCATCCCTCCCCTGGAAAATGCAAATATTAACATACATTGACTATACAAATCATTCATGTTTGTACCTGTCGAGAGAATTGTTCCTATTCCGTCGCATTGTAAGTACGTAGAACTGAAGGGGGAAATAGAATAAGTTTCGTTAGCAGAAATCCCAGTATATTGTTTCAGAAAAGGACTGTATCTTTTAATCATTTGACGAAGACTTACTATAGCTTCGCCTTGAGTGACAGAACAAACTTCTTCATAAGTTGACATCTGGGAGTTTCCTACACCACCACTAGGCATTTTGAGAGATAATTCATTTTCTGAGTTACCGGACTGATACATAGATGGTAGTACTGGATTTAAATCAAAAGACCTCGGTCCAGCAAACTTCATATTATCAGATCCACAACATTCGATGAACATACTAATCTCTGTAGGGACAGTAGCCGGACATCTAAGTCTATCTAACACAACAATATCAAAGCGACCCATTGTCCTACCCGTCTTAACCCAAGGTTTAATAGAAACGAAAGGGACTTTAATCTCAATAAAGTTTTTTTCTCTGACGTCGACTATCGTTCTAAAAAGGTATTCTGTAAGAGCGACAGACTTAGTCGGAATTGTAGATATGCCGTCTTCTACTGGTTGATAACTAAAAATTAATCTTCCAGAATGATAATTGGTCTTAACGAAGTGAATCCTGAAAACAATGTCCCCTCGCCAATAATCGAACCAATTGTTCACGAACCCCATGGGTAAATAATACCTAAGGGTCGCGGCACTATCCGTCTGTTCAGTGTACATACCTGGATCAACCGGAATTGAACTGAGAGTCTCACCATCTACTTGGTCTATAGACCAGGTGACAGTCTCTCTCCAAGCTGGAATTTGGCACAAGTAAGTCAAGGACATCTCATCTAGCGAAGAACCACAAACTTCTGGGTGAAGTCCTACATGGTTGTTAACAAGAGTAGACAAACTTTCAGTACCATCTATACCATCCATAGTGGCATAGGCTGGATTAAACTGTTTAGTATACTTTCCAGTTCCTTTTTCGGAAATAGGTTTACTAAAACCGAAGAAAGAGGCGACCTTTGCACCAGTTTTCAAAAGAAAACTAGCCGGAGTCGCTATACTGGTCAACATTGGAATTCCAGACATATAGTCTGTCACTCTTGAAGCGGTACTAAGTACGTCCGAGATTTTGAGTCCTTCAGCTTCTTTTTGAAAGATATCCTTTTCCCTGATAGATACCTTGTTCTTGGAATTACCAGATTGTGGGACAGTAACGGAACCAAGGACAATATTTTCGTAATGAGCAAACAACGAAAAACTGGCACCTGTACTACCCCCGCTATGCTGTAGTGGTACAAGAGGATAAACACCAAACCATCCGGGGTGTCCATGGTTTTCAATACCAGTTCCCAACAACATAGAATTAAATGCACTCTTCCATGGTATTCTCAGTTTGACTTCAGAAGTTTGTGATATATCTATCTTAGCATGGGGCAACTGACTAATCTGGGTTTTACCAGATCTGTGAATTAGATTCCAAGCAGCACCTTTTGTAGCATTAGATTCACCTCCTGAATATACAAAAAATATTGCGTATAACCCTTGTTGAAAAGGGTTACCATTGCAAACCGCTGTGAGGACTAAATCGGCTTTAAAACTAAAAACTCCACGAAGTTTATCTCCTAACATGTTGTTAGTAGTGATCGGAAGAGACCAAGGAGTCATATTGAACGTAATCGGTCCGTCGGAAGTTTGGAAGTTCGCAGAGTAGACTAAAGTCGGTTTACCGAGCCATCTATCTAAATCGGTTCTAGGGGTTCCGACCAAAAAATCTTCGTCTGTCTTCTCAGTGGAAAGATAATTAGCAATAGTGGTCTCTTCAGCGTCTCTGGAATTGGCAAACAATACGTCTTGTTCAGAATCTTGTTTAACCTCAGAAACATTCATTTGATACACAATAGTATTTTCGCTTACACCCCAAGCTTGTGTATCATAACTTGGGAGCGAGGAGTCAACGATAACTTCGGGAAGAAAGATGTCTCGTTGAATAATAACATCTTCTCCGTCGCAAAAGGATTTAAATTGTTCTGTCATATTTTGTTTTGTTTTTTGTTTTTTTTCAAGTTCAATACATAATAAATCATCTGACGAAATCCCCATTTGAGCGTAGAACGGAACAATGTCCATAAAAGTAGCTCTATATTGTATCGATCTATAGTCTGTATTCCTAGGAGAAATTCCAAACAATTCTTCATAATTTCGACACAACTGAGGAAAGTACTTAGAGAAAACCGATTCTTCGTGCAAACTCAATTCCATGATCATTGCATCCAATTTTTCACGAAACGAGGTGTAGGAATCTTTCTTTCTCATCCAATTAGGGAACTGTAACAATCTAGATATTTTGAGAGGAGCAACATATTTTCTCAATATCTCTTCATAACGAAATGATCTTTTAAGATAATGAATCTCGTCAAGTTTTCTTAACTGAAACGTTCCGTCTTTAGTATCCGAAGTATAAATAGCACCAAAGTTAGCCATAGCTTTCGACAAAGATTCTTCGTTTACTATGTGACAATTATCTGGGGTCACCATTGTAAGGGAGTCGTCTCCATTCCCTACATTTGGTACAGAATCAAAGTCACGAATTTTATTAAAATCATTATATAGATGGCCGTAAGATAATCTGTGTAATATACGATTAAAAAGAGTGTTGACTATAGAGGTCAAAAAATGACCGCTAGGAAGTCCTGAGAGTGACTTGTAAATAAAACCATCATATAGGTAATGAGGATTATAACAATCCATAAACAAGACTTCTCGGATGAGTCTTTCTTCTTCAGTAGAATCACAGTAAAATCTTTCTATAATATTCAAGATTTGAACTATAATTTTAGTATGCTGACGTTTATCGAACCCAGAGAAATCTCCGGACAATACGTAGCCCTCACCATTCCCCATTTTGGAAGCAAGCATATGCCAATCACCAGAATAAGGGTTTATACCCAAAGTTGAACCATTGTTAACGTAATTAGCGTGGTACCAAGCGCAAAAAGCACCAAAGTACCTTTGACACATAACCAAACAGTCTAACGGTCCTCCTCCGAAAATTCTCGGAGGCTTACCGATTTTCCTGATTTCATCTTTTAGGCACATAGTAAAAGGAAAGACCGGTCTAACACCTGAAAGGATCTGGACTCTTCTTTCTTCTACTCGCACCATTAAATTTCTCCAGTTATCGTTATCTATGTTCATCTCTTGATCGTTCCCTAACCAAAAAGTTTTTCCCGGACATTTTCCTCGTTCTAAAACAAAGGGGTAACCAGGACTTGTCTTCCTATTAAGTGTAGGACTGGAAATTTCTTCCATTCCAAACACAATTTCCTTTTCAGTTAAAACACGAGAGGGGACTAATTTGTGAGAGTTAGAGAATATAAAATCAGACTCTGCACTCACTGCTTCGCAAATTAGATCACTTCTTACGAAAGGATATTCTTTAGGATTGTACCCATTAAGACTCTTTCTAAGTCTAGTAGGATTACAATTCGTAGGAACTTCTAACGCATTCTCGAACATCTCAAAAAAAGAAGGTGGAGATTTGATAAAAGAACTACCGGAAGCTCCGGGAATTTTTTTCGCACGACCGACAGGTTCAAAAACATCATCGAGAGGTGCGGGACCCATTTGAAACTCACCTTCTAAAGATTCAACATAAGTTCTGGAAGCTAAGGAAAACTGGGATAAACCCCTTTCCAACATTTCTC